CATGAACACCAAAGCCATCCGGCAGCTCGCCGACGTCACGCTGGACAAGTACCGCAGCTCGATCCCTCGCAAAGCCTTCGAGGAGTTCGTGAAGGACATCATCGCCGGCGAGAACCGCGCGACCGCCTTCAGATACGAGGCGACCCCAATCTGCCGGGCCTCGTTCCCGTCCACGCTGGACGAGGACGACGCCCGCTGCACCGTGGAGGTCACGGTCTACCGGCTGAACGCCGTGGCCGCCACAGCCTTCCTGCTGGACGGGCCCGAGACGCTGCTGCGGCACATCGGGCTCGACGAGCGGGACACATACACCACCAAGCACGAGATCGACGACCTCGTCACCGTCGTGCACATCACCAGAGAGGAGGCGCCAGCATGGCAGCACTGAGAGACATCGCCCGAGACTTCGCCGCGGAGATCCGCGACGGCATCGGCTGGACAATCGTGTATCGCACCGGCCGCTCGTGGAACGCCCTGACAATCTGGAGCGACATCTGGAACGGCGAGTGGGAGACTGACGACCTCAACGAGGCCATCGGGATCCTGAAGGCAGACCCGGACGCCGTCATCGTCAACGGCTACTACTGCGGCCACTTCGGTGAGGACATGACCATCGACGAGATCGCCGCCGGGATCCGCTGGCACTACGAAGGCGGCCGCAACCGCCTCGCGGACTATTGCGAAGTCACGCAAGGCCGGGACGCCCTCGAGGAGGGCCGCAAGGCTGCCGAAGCTGCCGGCCTCCCGTTCTGTGAGCGTCTGGCCGACGGAGGCGACGACGAGCTGAGCCCCTACGTCTACGACGGCAGCATGACGCTCGCCGATCGTGAGAAGATGCAGCAGGCCCGCGAAGCCTTCGAGAAGCTGGCCGACGCTCTGCGGGAAATCGCCGCCAAGCTGGCCGAGGCCCTGAAGCCGGTCATCAACGTCGTGCTCTCTGCCCTCAAAAAGCTCTGGAAGGTATCGGCCAAGGCCATCGGAGTGCCGCCGAAGTGGCTGCACCTCGCAGCTCACGCAAAGAAAGCCAGAACCCGGAAGAAGTACCGCAACCGCATCCGGCGCTATGTTTTCGAGGCTCTGGCTGCGGAAGGAGGTGGAGGCCCATGACAGCCAAGTGCGTCGGCTGCGGGCTCGACTGGAACGTCAGCATCTACCAGAAGATCCCCCGCACCGGCTACATCTGCCCGCACTGTGAGAGCCGGCTCCGCGCCGGCGAGACCCTACCGAACATTCAGGCCAGCCAGAAGGCTCGGCCGCAGAGAACGAAAGGAGCAACCCCATGAAAAAGATCGCACTCAAGAACGCCGCCCGCGGCACGGCCTTCGACTATGCCGGCCAGAGCTGGATCCTGCTGGAGAATGATGACGGCCGCGCCCTCTGCCTGAGCAAGGACATCATCGAGACCCGAGCCTTTGACGAGGGCAACTGCAACAACTTCGCCGTCGCCAGCAGCAAGGAATACCTCAACGGCGCCTACCTCGACAACCTGCTCGAGGACGTGAACGGCCCTAACGCCTTCCTGACCACGGAGCTCGACCTGACCACGGACGACGGCCTGAAGGACTACGGCGCCTGCACCGTCACCATCTTCCTGCTGACGGTCGACCAGTACCGGCGCAACCGCGACGTCATCCCCAACGCAGACGACTGGTGGTGGCTGTCCACCGCCTTCAGTACGAAGTCTAACGGCTACGAGTCACTCGCCCGCGTCGTCAACACCGATGGCACTCTGGTCAGGAACAACGCCTACCTCGGCCTCTACGGCCTGCGCCCCGCTTGTTATCTGGACTCCGATCTCCTGATCTCCGTCGAGGACGACGAAGCCACCGACGACGTCACGCCAGAGCACGCCGGCGAGATCATCGCGGCGCTGGCCGAGCAGTTCGGCGGCACCTTCGCCACCGAGGATCAACTGACCACGGCCCTCTCGTTTATGCTCGGCACCCTGAGAGCCACCCGCGAGAAGGAGGCCCGGCATGAGTAACCTCTCCACCCTGTTCGACCGCTACAAGGCCCTCGTCGTATTTGATACCGAGACCAGCGGCCTCGACTTCGACAACGACCAGATCATCGAGCTCGCCGCTCTGCGCGTGGAGCGCACGGCCACCGGCGGCCTGCGGATCGCCGGCAAGATGGACACCTTCATCAAGCTGCCCGAAGGCGAGACCCTCCCGGAGAACATCGTCAGCCTGACCGGCATCACCGACGAGCGGCTCCAGACCGAGGGCGTGCAGCCGGTCAAGGCAGCCGGCCAGATCGCCAAGCTCATGCAGAACGGCCCGACGCTGATGATCGCCCACAATGCACAGTTTGACGCCTGTTTTCTCCGTGGCCTACTCCGCGGCCAGAAGGTCGGCCGGATCGACTGGCTGGACAGCCTGACGGTCTACAAAGACCGCAGGGCCTACCCGCACAAGCTCGCCAACGCGATCATCGCCTACGACCTCACCGGCAAGGTGCAGAACAGCCATCGCGCCATCGACGACGTGCTGGCCCTGTTCGAGGTGCTGAAGGCGATGGACGACGAGCGCGAGGATCTCGGCAGCTACGTCAACCTGTTCGGCTACAACCCCAAGTACGGCGTCAGCGGCCGCCGGATCGTGGGCGTCAGATATGAGCCGCAGAGCTTCAGCAAGGGCCTGACTCGCCCGGAGCAGACGCTCCCGGCCCGCGTGGCGCGGAGGTGACAGCATGAGCCCGGAGATCACGATCACGAGCGAGGAGCTGCGCGAGCGCGTCGAGGATCACCTTGACCGCTGGATCCCTGACGACGTCTGGAACCGTGCCGAGCCCTACGCCCGCCACAAAAACGAAGTAAACCGGCAGCGGCACCCCGAGATCGACTACTACGACAACGACTACCTCGTGCTGCTGACCGCTGACACCGTCCGAGAGACCGAGTTCAGCGACCTCACTCACGCCCTCTGTGATCTGACCGTCGCACGGGCTCAGTGAAAGGAGAAACCAATGGAAACCACAAAAGAAAGGGCCGCCCGTTGCGACCGGGCGACCCATGCGAGAAGATCCAGCAGCCTGCCAGCATACGGATCCCGCACCGCAAGTATAACACGCCGGCGCCGCCGTGCCAAGAGGAAAGCCCTGAGAGCTGCCACGCTGGCCGCTGCCGTCCTTCTGCTGGGCGGCATCTCTGTGGCAATCTTCACCACCCCGGCCGGCAGCAAGCAGGAGACCAACATCCTGCCGCCGACCGCCACCGTCGGCGCATACATCCCGGACGCCACGGCCCCGACCTCTGAGGCTGCGGAGCCAGCCGAACCGGCTGAGCCTGTCCTGCGCTACCCTCTGACCGACGCCGAGCGCGACGTCGTCGAGCGCGTGGTCATGGCCGAGGCAGGCGGGGAGTCCTTCGAGGGCCAGATGCTCGTCGCTCAGTGCATCCTCAACGCAGCCGAGAAGCGCGGCGTCGAGCCCTCTGAGGCCGTCGTCCTTTACAGCTACACCAAGAGCCGGCCGGATCCCACGCAGCGCGTCAAGGACGCCGTCGCGGCCGTGTTCGACCGAGGCGAGACCGTCGTGGACGAGCCGATCCTCTACTTCTACAACCCCGCCCTCGTGACCAGCGACTTCCACGAGAGTCAGATCTTCGTCATCGAGGAAGGCGGGCACCGTTTCTTTGCAGAAAGGAGTACCAGATGAAACACCTCACCGAAATGAAGCCGGGCGAGACCCTGCACCTCCGCAGCGGCCGCGACCTCGAGCTCGAGAGCGTCACCCCTGTCACCTGCGGCGTGATGCTCACCTTCAACGTCACCGAAAGAAAGGAGCACAACAATGAGCGATAAGACCACCGCGGCTCTCGCTGCCGAGCAGGCAGACGTCGAGGCCACCACCACACAGGAGCCCGAGCTGCTGCCTGCTGCCACGCTGGACGAGCTGGAGCAGGTCGACCTCGGCACCGTCGCAGAGGGCGAGCGCGCCCCGTTCCGCATTACCGACGACCGCTGCGCCGATTGGGCCATCCGCAAGATCGCCGACGAGCGCAGCGAGTACGACCGCCTGAAGGCACTGGCCGACGAGCAGATCGCGGCCATCAACG